GAGTATGTCAAGAAGGGCGATGAAGTGCAGGAAGAACCCGTCGACTTCCGCAACCACTGTTTTGTTGCGGGTACGATGGTGCAGACAGATCATGGTATCAAGCCGATTGAGAATATCCTTGAGGGCGATCTGGTGCTTACCCGTGCAGGATACAAACGGGTCTTGTGGGCTGGCCTTACAGGGATTCAACCAATATGGGAAATTTCATTTTCGAATGGTGTGTCTTTGTTTGGCACGCACGATCATCCTATTTATGTCGAGGAAAAAGGTTTTGTTCCATTAGATACAATAAGATATGGGGATTATGTTTGCAGTCTGAAACCATTATTTTCAACGGAATTGAATTCAGGAGATATCCAGAATCAAAGCGGAGAACAGATCGGGTCTATTTCAAATGTGGCCGCCGGTATTTCAATGAAGGCATCCGATACCTGCACGAAGAGATATGGAAATCCGTACATGGTCCAGTTCCAGAAGGGCATCATATCCACCATAAAGACGGCAACCCGCTCAATAATGCCATTGAGAACCTTGATTGCATCCTTGCGTTTAAACACATCTCCGATCATTCGAGGAAATACCACGCAGAGCATTACCAAGAGACTTGCAAGCATATGGAGGCAATTCAACCACTCTCTAAAGAATGGCACGCTTCTAATAAGGGAAAGGAATGGCACCGCCAACATGGCATCGATGCCTATAAGAACAGAGAACCTATCCGGCGAACTTGCGACGTGTGCGGAAAAGAATTTGACGACATCTCCCGTCACCGCACAACAAGGTTCTGTTCCAACAAATGCAAGTCGGCATACCGGCGTAAGTCAGGAGTTGATAACGTCGATAATCTCTGTGAATTCTGCGGCAATATCTTCACCTCAAATAAATACCAAAACAGGAAGTTTTGCTCTAAATCCTGTGGTCGTAAAGCATATTGGAAAGACCGGCGCAACACTACCGGTTTATGATCTCACTATTTTAGACCAACCAGAATTCTTTGCCAATGGCATCCTTGTCCATAATAGTATGGATGCCCTCCGGTACAACCTCTACACCCGCCGACCGTCGAGCACGAAACCCTACAAGCCCGATCAGATCAAGGCTGCCCTGAATCCCAGTGTTACAGCCCTGAAATTCAGGTTTAACCAGAACGGGCGATAGTCTTAAGTCGGAATGCACAAAAGGAGAAAGTAACTATGAAGGAATATTACATTTGGGAGAGCCGGTGTCCTGATAATCATTTCTGGGATACTAAGCAACGAGAGCAGATCATTGTGGCGGCCACGTGCCTGATTGAGGCAGAAGAAATATTGGCTACAAACAACATGGCAACCGAAAACTTCCTATTTGCCGGCACTCGTCCAATTACAAACGAAGAGATCGATTATCTTGACTTTGTGAAACACACTCGTCCTTTCGTTGAGGACAGAACAGACAAGGCATACTTTGAGAAGTTTCACATGTACCGCGAATACCCTTACACTCCACAGTGCCAGATTGAGGCATACAGCCAACCCTATGTCGTGATCCGGCGTGTAACAAACTGCCCGTTGGTGGCATAATGCAGGCAGGATCAATTCTCGGACTAAACAGCAAAGAAGGCATAGAGACGTGTGATGGCGAATCCTTCCGGTTTCATATCCCGTGGAAAGGTACGCTCAGAATGGCGCTCAAGCTGGTCAGGATTCCGCAGGAGTGGACGACCGGCCTAACGGGCAATGCAAAGATCCTCTGGGAGATCTGCGTGGAGGATTACAAGCGGTGCGAGGGCAAGACGCAGGCCGGTGATCAGCTCGGTGCCAGTGACGCCCCCGCCGCCCAGCACCGGTTCGATATCCTCAGTAAAGTGATCCCCGCCGGCATCCTGATTTACTTCCAAGACTCAGCTTACCGCGAAGTCGGCGACCGGATGCTATACCTGATCATCCAGAACCAGCACCGGTTCAAGTTCCCCCCGCATCACCTTGATCCCGATTGCTGGTATAAGGACGCGCTGGAAGACCGGCCCGCTGGCAGGTTGACGCTCGGTATGGTGATCCCTGCCGACCAGATCATTGCAGCTGATAGTAATGGAATCATTGTCCGGGAGATCCTACCGCCCAAGAAGTATTTCGCTGGCATTGAAGGTGAGGATCATTGGGTCGGGATCAACTCCAACATGCCGCAATGGGTGAGCACCACTCAGGGCGGCGGCTGGTTCTACCGGATTCATACGGTCTATGGAACGCAAGAAGAACTTCAGACTAAAACCTTACTTGGAGAGTGAAATCATGACAGGTCATTTTGAGAAAGGCGCATGGGTGCAGGACAGCCCCGATCCATTCCACCCATTCCTCCGGATTGAATTCTATGCGGGCGTGCAGGAAGGCAAGCAGGTCATTGTCACGCAGGGCCAGATCCGGGATCTCGGGCCATATGGGAAACCCGGGACGCCCATTCACCGCTATACGGTACGCAGCATTGCGGCCATCCAAGCGGATGCGGGGCGGCAGCCGGCTGATGAGACCAAGGCGCTCGAACAGGAGATCGCCGCGATGCTGAAGGAGATGCCACAATGAACTCCGGGCCGGTGGTGGCAGAGATCACCGTGCCGGTCAGTATCAAACCCACGGTCGAACACCGGCGGGAACGCATACGGGTTGACATTCAGCCCGGGAACAGAAGTCTGATTGTTGAAAAGGATGGTAGTATCCATGAGTGAATCGAAAACTACGGACACACAATTTCTGCCTGCTTATGCATATCCCCCAAGTACAAGCGAGGCTGTGCAGTCGTGTCCGTGTTATTATTTTCAACGGTGCACATTCTGCCCGTTCAGAGGAGGATAAGATGTCAGATGATGCCAACACTATGAGACCAGACGCGACATTCACGTCTGTAACAAACGCCAAGACCGCAGACCGCCCGAAGTTGTCCCTGTCCGGCCCCGACCCTCGGCCTGACAGCGATTACGATCCCGAGCAGCTGAAGGCTGGCGTTGATGTTGAGATGGAGCACACGGACGATCCGGCGGTTGCCAAGAAGATCACAAAAGATCATCTGGACGAAATTGCCCTGTATTATAAATACCTCAAAGAGATGGAAGACGAACACAAGAACGATGAAGTAAAGGGCAGGCTGGAATAAGGACTGTAACATATAATGAGTTCGTTTTATATAGGTGTCGAACCTGCCGGGAACCCGGGGGAAAGCACAACAATCTCTGTGACTGAATTTACCCTTGACCCGATCCTGCTCTATAAGGTCCGGTACCTGCAAAGGTTCCCCGAGGGTGCGCCGTATCCCTTGATTATCGAGACGGTCAACCAGATCCGGGAAGAACTAAGGGGCGGTCTGGTCGTATTAAACTCTACCTTCATTGGGGATCCGGTGCGGGATATGTTCAAGACCGGCGGCATCTCGCCCGTCAGTATCTACGTGGCGAACGTCAAGGCCGCCATTAAACCCCATATCGAGAATGCCGTGGATCCCCTCAGGAAATACGATCATCTCTTCTGGGAAGTCCCATATCTGGATATCGTCAGCGTGTTACAGGTGGCTTTTCAGAAAGGCCAGCTTCAGATCGCGCCCGATATGGATCTCGCGCAAAGCCTGATTGACGAGATCATGACGTTCCGGCTGGAGGTATCGCCGTCCGGCAAGATCGAGAAGCTGAGGATCGATCAGAACGCAGACCTGCTGTTATCCGTGGCGATCTCTGTCTATACGGCAGCACGGTTTGGAGGCAACCCGATCCCTATTGAGAACCTGACCACGGAGAATGTCGGAACACCTGAAATTCTGGACGATGACGCTCGCAGGATGCCGACTGTCTGGAATGAGAAGGATCAGATGAACACCCAGCCGGGCGGCGGGCTGAAATATGCTTGGCACCAGCCGGGAAAGAAGACCCCGCAAGGCGGCAGGGAACTGCCGGGACTGATGTGATTATCATGACAGAAGAAAACGATGCGAACTTAATGATGCCGGGACGTGCATATGTCCCAACTGGATCGAAGACAGAACAAGTAAAAGATGGCGGCCCCGGCAGCGGGAATTTCGGGCATGAGGGCAGGCCCGGAGAAGTTGGGGGATCGGGAGAGGGTGGAGGATCAAGTAGTAAAACAAGTGAAACGAAATCCCCCAGTAAAATACCTACAACGGAGATAAGAGGATCTGAAAGTCCAGCAGAACGGCATGCCCGTCATGTTAGAGAGGAAGAAGAAGAAACCAAAGGTCGTGAAAAAGCAGAGCGAGCGCATGAGGCCGGAGTAAAAGCGGGAAAATTCCCAGAACCCTCAAAAGAAGATATTGAATCAAACCGCCAAGCGGCAAAAGATATCGTTGGCGAGGTTCATGACGAATATGGGCGTCAAGCGGCCTTACGCCAATATGAAGGTATTATCAGGGATATTGAACGAGGTCGAAAAGGAGATGGGGGATCAGATTTTTCATGGACGCCGGGAAGAATGTTAGCTCTAAAAGAGGAATATGAACGAGAATTAAAGATTAAAAAATAGAGATTAGGTGCAAAGATGTTTAATTGCAACTCCTCGAACGTCATCCCTGCGAAGGAACCCTCCTGCGCTACACCCGTGCAATGCGGGCATATATTCCTCACATCGGGCACATGGTTCGTGATACAACCCCACAAGGCCGGATTCCGTGATTACAGCGATCAGATGTTCAGACTCAGCAAGTTCGGCTTTTTCTTCAGGAGATATCCCATACTGGACGTTGAGTTTAATTCCTACATTCAAGATATCTCCCAGTTTTATGCGGTGTTGGCTCATCCAAAATCTCTCCACCCTCTCCGGGCAATTTATACTTTATTTTCTGACTATTTATACTTTATCCCGTTTGTTACAGTCGGAGGATCAACATGAGACAAATACGCAACAAAGCACCACGCCCGGGACAAAGTGATCTCTCGGGAAGTATGGCCGTCCCTTATCCGGCACAAAACCCGCCGGGCGCACAGCAGGATCCCAATCTGGGAAACATTGCCGGGCCGCCCGGATCAGAACGGACATCCGCATTGACCGTGAACAATCCAGCCGGAGCAATTCAAGCCTATCCCCCGCAGGGATTCGGGGCGCCTGAAAGGATCGACCGGGGGGATGAACAAGGTGTCATCTTCCTGAGCAACTTCGGGAACTACTATCGGGTTCCCAAGTATACCACGCAGATTATCCGGAAGTATCAGGATAACGTCTATGCGGCCGGTATCTACCACAAGCAGCGCCATATGCTGTTCCGCGAGAAGTACGAGATCATCGTTCATGATCCGGACGGCGAGACTGACACGGACGAATGCACGGCGATTGTCAATGATATGGTGAAGATGCTGGATGCCGTGATGGTGCAGCCGCATACCTACGGGTTACAGGCCGCTATTGAAATGTCATGGGCTGACTGTTTCTGGTTCGGGATCTCGCTCTTTAATCCCGTATGGGATTGGGACGATAACGTCTACACGCTCCAAAAACTCCGGCACCTGCCGGCAGATTCGTTCGGCACGCAGCCCTATGGCCGCCCGTTCCTGTATTCGGATATCATGCAGGGGATTGTCATCAGTCCCTATGATGGCTCGGTGGAATACTTCCAGACGCTCTACATGCCGCAGAACAACGCTCCACCGGGGCCGGTAGTGTCCACGCAGTTCCTGCAAACTAAGCTGACCAACATTGTAACGATAAAGGATCCCGCATTCCCTGACCTCGCGGGGAAACCCGTGATGCTCCCGATCTTCCCGCTGATCGCCATGCTGGACTTCACATGGCAGGCTCAGGTTCAGCGTGTCAACCGGATTGGTGCACCGATCCTGTTCCTCAAGATCATCAACCCGCAGGGGAACGATATTGAGTATGGCCAGCTGCTCCTACAAAACTGGGGCAAGAATTCAGGGTTCCAGCTGAGAGCGAACTTTGAGATCATTGAGCCGGGCATACAGGATTCCGGATCAGCGCTGGAAACGATCGATGCCCTGAATAAACTCATCACCCAGTACTTCAACCCGGCCAACCAAATCCAGCGGAGCGAGACCGCGCCATTAAGCGGGGCGTCCGGCAGTGAAAAGGAGATGGTGGATGATTACACCCGGAACGTCCATTCGTGGCTTGAAACCCAGTGGTCACATATCCTTCAGGAATACCTTGATGTGAACGGCTACGAGGGCTATACGGTGGAGGTCGACATTCCGGATCCGAGCATCGATCGCAGCACCATTGAACTCCAACAGGCTGACAAACTGTTCACCACCAAGACCGGCCTGCCGAACGAGATCCGGCAGAAACTCGGTGTTGATGAACTGGATGAAGCCGGCCTTGCAGAACTCAAGGAGTATTATGCGTCCATGACGCCGCCGTCACCCTTCGGGGCATTCGGCGGAGCGGAGCCGGCCCAACCCGGCCCTGAGGAGGGTACTGAGCCGGTACCCCCGGGCCCGGAAGAAGAGGAGGAGCCGGCCAAGAGTGGCGAGGAATCACCGCTCATGCAGAAAGCCCGGCTGGCACTTGAGGCTGTCAAGGCCGACGAACTCAATCCTGACCGGTACGTGGAGGACGATAAGGTCAAGAAGATCGTGAATGCCGCTCTGGATGAAGGCTCGGCGTTCCCGCAGGATCCCACCGATACCACGGAGAATATCGGCGGTAGTGGGATCACACAGGCTGCGTATTGGCCGTCTGCCGGAGAAGTCCCAGCTGACGTACAAAAGATCCTGACGGAATCCTACCAGTATGCCAGCAGTGCATCCAAGTTCCCGCCGGATTCCGCTGATCGGGATAGGGAAGCACGGGACTACGCATGGCAGGCGGTAACAAAGGCAGGCTGGAAGAAAACAGAGGCGGGATGGATCCAAACAGGTAATGCCCCTGCACCAGAAGGGGGAATTCAGTAAATGCCGCTGGATGCCAATCTTGCCACGCCCGGAAAGGCATTCGTGCCAACGGGATCACGGGTACATGAACCCATAAGAAATGCAGAAGAAAATGGTGATTGGATAACGATCCGGGGAACTCACGTATTGGTAGGTGAGGGGGAATCGAAATCAGAAGCCTTCAAGGATACGACGGGCAAATCCCTGAAAGGCGGATCTGCTAAACCTGCACCGAAAAAGGAAACACCCTCTCCCAAACCTAAACCATCTGAAAAACCATCGGCAAAACCCGCCGCCCCATCAGGAAATCAGGATACTGATAAAGCGTTGGTCAAATCAATGGCAAAATCCAACAATAAAACCGTTGGTGAAAAGGCGGCAGCAGAGACGGAAAAGAATCTCTCCGATCATCAGGCATATGGAAAATCCGATCTTGTCCAGAATAGCGACGCCTTGGCAGATTATACCTCAAGTGGTTACACTAAGACAAACGCCGATCTCCGATCTGGTAAGGTAGGGAAAGGCGTCACGGAGATCGATAAAATCATTGCTGGTGCTCCGGCTCTCCCTGAAGGCACAACGTTATACCGTGGGATTGGCGGGAACAGCGTGGCAACCATGATGAACATGCAACCCGGCGATGTCTGTAACGACAAGGCATTCCAATCTTTCTCAACCAGCCCATTTACGGCAAGTTCATTCTCGGCAATGGGGGGAAGTGAGGGGGAAGATAAAGTAATCTTCCGAGCGGTCACTTCCGGGAAGGAGAAAGGACTTGTTATCGGTGGCGGCGAGCATGAAGTTATCATGCCACGCGGGCAAGGCTGGAAAGTTGTGAGTAATACGGCTGTAACAACAGGAATGCACGCAGGAAAAGTTACAACGCATGTCATTACGGTGGTGCCGGTATGACTGAGAAAGGCGACAAGTTCAATGGCGAATTTGAGAAGACTGGGCGCAAGGAAGTCACTGACGCTGACCGCGCCCTGCTGGAAAAGGTATCGAAGGTTGAAAGCACGGATGAGGAGGAATAAATCATGGATGACAAGGAAATCAAAGACGTAAAGCAGTATGATCCGAATGTGAACACGGCCGGGTACGCTCATGTCCCGATTGGTCAGAAGGTTGAACCGGTAACCCAGAAGACCGAGATGGTGACGAACCCGCCGTATGTCACTCCTGAACTCGGGGATGCCCCGGAGGAGATGCAAAAGGAAGCTGACCGGATCTACAAGGGGCTTCGTGGGGTAGAGGGGCCGTTCCATGAAGAGACGCCGGCGGCCCGGGAAAGTGCTTCTCGCGTCATGTGGACTACGCTTGAAAAGAGCTGGACGAAAGGAAAGGACGGCAAGTGGGTCAAGAAAGAAAAGAGTGAGTGAATGGATGGCTGTTGGAACTGCGGATGTCGGACGATCCAGCAGGTCTGTAACAATCCCAACTCGCCACTTTACCGGCACCATGCCGGGCATAAATGTTCAGATTGGCATAAGAACGCACGCGTACCCAAAAGCTGGTTTGCGGGGAAATACCGAAAATGACGGCGAACTGTGACTCCTGTAAATACCGGTACACCTGCCCGTCGTTATTCCAGCAAAAACAGCAGGAGAAATCAACAGACTGTGATCGGTTCGTTATTGATCCGGATTCACCGTGGGAAAAAGGATGGCTATGAAGGATAGAAGCAAGACGATGACGGCCAAAAGCTGGAAGGATCCAACCCGGTCACTATCTCGGCTCGCAAAAGTCGAATCTCAGCTGGTCGCATTATTCCGGAACTATCGCCGCCGAGTACTGGCGGAACTCAAACCGGCTGAACAGCCATTCACGCAGATGGAACAACTCACGCAGAAATGGCCCGAATCGTTCAGCATTGAGCATTTCTACCAGCGCCTTGAGGATCTGACTACACAGGAACTTATCGGCCCTGCAACCGCGATTCTGGAGAAGGAGATCCCGGACGCATTCACGCACGGTACCAAGTATGCCGATCTGAACCTGAAAGCCAAGATGGGGATCAAGCTGGGCGCTCCGCTTGAAGAACGACAACGGGCATGGCAGAAAGTAGGGGCGTTAGTGGAGAAGTCCAAAGGGGAGTTCAAGGGCGTCTCGGATGCCGTCAACCAGCAGATACGGCGGGCGGTTGCGGACGGGATGGTAAACGAAGATTCCCTATCGACTGTAACAAAGCGGATTCAGGATGTCGCGGAATCTGTGGGTGAGAATCGTGCCCGGATGATTGCCAGAACCGAGACCATGAAGGCGATCAATACCGGCGTCAAGGATCGGTATACTCAAGCCGGGATTGTTCGATATGAACGGCTTGAGGCTGAGGATGAGAGAACCTGTGAGTATTGTTCTTCGATTGACGGCAAAGTGTTCACGAAAGAAGAAGCCGATGAGATTGATGCCAATATGCACCCGAATTGCCGCGGGACGTGGATCATCTCGGAAGATTCCTTAGGGCTTGAAGAAGCCACCCAGAAGTACCGGCAGATCATTCAGGGCGGCGTAGGATCGGGGAATTTCGGCCATGCAGGAAGGCCCGGTGAAGTGGGCGGGTCTGGGCCGGGCGGCGGGATCCCATCAGCAAAGGACAGTCTCAAATTCAGTGAAGTGCGAGGAGATATTTTCCCAGCAAAGGATTACGATACGCTTTCAGACGAGTATTCCGAAATCGTCAGAGCTGGCCCACGCGTACTTCCTGAAGAAAACATCAGAGCGCTGCATTATTATCAAAGTACTGGATACCGTTCAATCAATGAAGGGTTGCGAAACCCTGACCAACACCCGCTTGATTCTACGGATTCCAAAGCGATCGATAAAATAGATGCTACTTTTGAATCGCATTCGCAATCAATTCCGCAAGGGACAGAATTATGGCGCGGTGTCGGTAATCGATCTGGATATCTAGTCTCAAAACTCGAAGTAGGCGATATTTGTAATGATGCTGCATTCCAATCCTTCTCTCTTGATCCACATACTGCGGGTAACTTCGCTCGATTTTATCCCGAAGGTAGAGGAGAGGAAGGGCGACTAAGTAAAACCGTCATCCGTGCAGTTATGTCCGGTGAAGAGAAAGCAATACGCGGATCCCTTGTTGAGAAGGAAATCATTTTTAAACGCGGTACGAACTGGCAAGTGATCTCAAAAGAAGTGGTTGATCCCACACCAGATACAAGATTCAACATAGTGACGGTGATGAAACATGGATGAGGACGGACGATTCACGGGGGAGATGAAGAAAGTTGGTCATGCTCCTGTAGATCCGGAGCGGTTGAAGAAACTCAAAAAGAAAGAACCGGAGCCGCATACGCAGAAAGACGAGCCTGAACAGATCACTTGCGGGCAAGGGAGATTTCTATAAAATGGCGTTTGCACGGGACTATTCCAAGGTAGAACAGGAGTATATCATTCAATGGCAACATGCGAAATCGCCCGGCGCAATCGCGGCGGAACTGAACAAATGGCCGGAGAACCTATCGGATCCCCGCCATGCTTCAGGCATCCGGAAGTTCCTGTATCGCCGGCGCCGGCAGGCCGTCCCGGGCGATGAGGATGTTCCGATCCCGTAATGAGCGATATAAACCCTCATCACTATATTCCCTTTTAAGGAGTACGGACTTCACCGGCTCCTATTGATCTCTAATCTCTCTAAAAACTCTACAAATTCTTTGGAAGTGATGAAATGACGGTGAATAAACCAAAAGGAGTGACGTAAAATGGGTATGTTTCTACCCTTCGCGCAACTGACAGCAGCCGGAGTATCGGCGGCTATAGGCTGTGGCGATTTTACCGAACATGTCCTTCAGTTCACGGTAGCGGATATCAACACGAATGTTGTTCTCCGTGCTGAGGGCAGTATTGACGGCGAGAATTTCTATAACTTGTCAGAAAGCGATGAGGATACGACTGTAACATCCAACGGAACCAACGCCTTTACGTATCGCGGCAAGATCAATTACGTCCGGCTGAGATTCGTGAGTGAAAGCGGCGGGACTGACGCGACAGTCGATGCAATCTATACGGGGCGGTAATATGGTCGTTAACTTGAATTACCACGAACCCACAACGGCATCCCGGACAGGAACAGCAAACAGTGTCGAGGACGGCGATACGATTACGCACGGGTTCTCAGTAGCCCCCACGTCCGTTATTGCAGTCGGCAGTGTTGCCGGTGAGATGGTAGCGGTGACGGCGATTGGAGATACGACATTCACAGTGGCGATCAAGACCAACCTTGACGCTCCCGGTACGCCCCAGACAATCTATTGGGAGGCTATACCATGATCTCAAAAGACGCATCAAGAAAAATTATGGCTTTGCTGGCACTCATTCTTCTGGCAGGCCTTGTGATTCCCCCAGTATCAGCAGATTATTGGGAGACGCTGACTTCCGTCAACACGACAAGCTGGCATGATATGGCGCACAACATTACGCATATGCGTGATGTAACGATTCCCGCACTGACGGGTAATGGCACAGTTGTCATGAACAATGGCACGGCAGTACCGTATTACAATCTGACGACAAGTTTCACCCGGATTACCGTCACTGGTACGCAATCCCTGAACTTCACGACAGCCGGAGCCGGATCGTATCTGATCACCGCGAACATCCGCGAGAATACCAGTGTTACGACCCCAGTCCAGCTCGGTGTATTCACTGAATACGCTCTTTGTGATAATAACGGAACTGCTATCTTAGCCAACTCCGAACGTATGGGATCCCTCGTGCAGGATACGGGGAACTTCTCGGCAGTTGCGCGGTCGTTCTCGTGGATCTATACAAACTCTACCGGATCAACCAATGTGGCCGTTTGCGGGAAGATTAGTCAGGAAGTAGCAGGCCGGTACGGGATTGCATCTGATGGAGATGGCCGATCCGTGCTGAATTACATCAAACTGGCCTAAAGTGTTAGTAAGAAACCCAAACAATTTTTATTTTTTCCTATTTCTGTATGAGCGATAAATAAGATTTGCTCTAAACAGATTAGATAATGCCTTCCACAGATTTTGAGCCTGTAACGTCCAAGGCCGAGACCATCCGGAACCTTGGGGGCATGGCGGATTCGCATGACGCGATCCTGCAATTCCTCAACCGGGTGATCGGCGACCTCTACTTCCCCTTTGAATCTTTTACCTCGACTGCTGACCAGTGGAATGGCATCCCGATAGTATTTGCAAAGACTCATCCTGACTTGAAGGCATTCGATGAAGATCGGGATCGAGAACTTGCACGGATCGGAGGTAAGATTGTCGGGTTTATCAATCACGCTCATCTTGTTACAGTCGGGCATCCCCGGCTAATGGGCCAGATGGTATTTACCGATGATGGTCAGTGCTCACAGTATATTCTCAAAGGGATCCTCTCGCTCTCGACAGGGTTCTGGTGCCGGACGAACCGGAAGATCTTTCCGGCAACGCTTGTTGGCAACATCCGCCCGAACCACGTTCTGGTATTCGTGGAGGATATGAAGAATCAACCGAGAGATCAGGGATCAATTATCCTGAACAAAGAGGAGCGAAAGTATTGCGGATTGGGCATGGAGGCCGTATGCCCTTCATGCGGGACAGGTGAGTTTGTGGAACCACAAGAACAAGTTGGAAATGCTGGAAAAGTCATTTCCGCCTCGAATCTCGCCAAATTCAGAAAGATCGTAAGCAAGATCCAAGAGATCTTTGGCAGCCATCAGGAGGCTATCAAGGATCTCGATGGCGTGTTGGGAGAGATGACGGCTGGCCGGTCGGACGTGAATGGCGATTACCATTCTATCCTGCCGCCTACCGGAGCCACCGATACGCCCGCCGTCTCCGCAATGGGGAAGGTCGGGAACGATATGCTGCACGATGCCACTTCAATGCCACCGGTTGGCGGGATGGGAGATCAGACGTCAATGAAGCAAGCCGAGACGTCCGAGAATCCCAAAGTGGAGGCGGATCGGAAGGCTTCACCAGACGGTAAGCCGGTAGTGCCCGGAGGGGCAGTTACCAAGGAGGAAGAAATTATGGACGAAGTTGTCAAGAAAGGGCTTGAGGACATGGGCTTCAAGTACCAAGACGGTGCGGCGTTCATCACGCAGCTGAAGCAGCTGATGGATGACAAGAAGGCGCTCGAAGAGCGTGTCAACTGTTCTGAAAAGGCGCTCAGTGAGATGAAGGCCCAGAAGCAGAAGGACGACGAGGCAGCGGAGAAGAAGGAAGAGGCTGCCAAGAAACTTCTCGAAGAGGCTGATGAAGAAGAGAAGGCCATGAAGCAGAAAGTTGAGGCATTGACCCAGAAGGTCAATGACATCAAGTTCGAGCAGCTGGTCAACAAGATGGTCAAGGGTAAAGCCCCCAAGACTGACGCGGAAAGAATCGCTCTTCGTAAGAAGTTCGATGAACCCAATGGCCCA